GTAAACGTTAAACCGCATTAAGATCGTTTACACTGTATGTCGCGTTTATATCGCGTGTTAAAGCGTAGCCATCCAAGTAGTACTACGAGTAGATTTATTGTTGATTTTGAAAGCGGCGTTTTTAAAACGTTCTAATTCTTGGTCTAGTAGTTCTGCTTTTCTATCGTTCATCTTCAAGTCCGTGTTTACCGCCATTTGTTCGACCCAGTATCCACAAGCCATACAAAGCGCATCTAAACGGTCGTCTTGAAGAAGAGCGCCTTTATCGCGTGTTAAACGCGTTAGTTGGTACATCAACATGTACCTTGATTGTTGCTCAATAGGATACGTCAGAGCGCTTTGATAATCGTCTTTTATGACCTTTGAATCGACTATTAATTTGTGTCTATTAAGTATCGGTTCAAGTGTGTCTACGATACGTTTTTCCTTTTGTATATGGTGTCTTACTTCGTTGATCGTAACGGGATGAATTGCGTTTATAATGGGCTTAAAGAGTTCGGTAAACATACCGTCTCCCATGTTTGACTCAATAATGATTTCGTTGACCTTGTATTGCTTTGCGATACGAGCGAGTTGATTCAAGACGTTTTCCCCGTACCCGCCTTTAATACCGTTACAAGCGTGAACAAACAGTTGACCGTTAAGCATCTTAACGACGCTATAAGCGGTTTCATCCTTACCACGACCCGCTGGGTCAATAGACATGACTGAACCTGTGTACTCGATTAGATCGCCGTTGGTGTCCAATGGACGAAAGTACTTATCGCCGTTAAAGCCGACATTCGGAAGTTCTTCGATTGTTTGTTGTGGACCAGCGGCATAGACATACTTTTCATACGCCAGGTCGTTGTCCAGTTCGGTGACGATTAAATCGTTGATCTTTAACGGGTAACGATCAGCGTCGCTTAATCGCGGGTTAAGCATGAATTGAAGAGCGTACCCGCTACGTCCGTAACTTAATCGTCTTTCTTCGAGATCAATATCGGTAAAGCGTAATGGTTCTGTCGTCTTACCGATATTGTCTTCTGTGGTGTTATCGACGATAAAGGGCGATACAGCGCCGTTATAGACCGTTTGCACGTGATCCAAGGGTATGTACTCAGATTGCCACACACGGGCGTTATAACCGCGTTCACGAAGCTTAGAATAGATACTGTCTTCGCATTGGGGTGTACCTAGAAAGATGATACGACTACTATCGAGTGGTTTAACAATCGCTTCAAACTCTTTGACTTGTTCATCGAGCTTATCGCGCATTCCTTGGGTAGCGCTGTTGTTAGGTACTTCGATGTCATCAGCAACGATTATGTCAGCACGTGACCCTGTAAGCTGGGACGTGATACCAAGCGACTTGACCGAAGGCGCGTGTGAAGCGGGTGCTAACCCGACGTCAAAGCTTATCTTACTGAACCGTTGACCATCACGCGGTTTAAGACCTTGTAACACGGGAATGTCGTTAATGATTTTCAAGGTAAACGTTGAGAAGTCGTCGGATCGCGATTTAGACGCCGACACAACAAGTATGTTCTTGGTAGGGTCTAGTAGTAGTTGATGTACGACATATGCACTACAAATCCACGATTTACCGACGCCTCGAAACGCCATGATGACGGAACGTTTTGGACCGCCTTGGATGAAGTTAGCGATGTCGTATTGGAGAGGCGTTGGATCGGGAAGACCCAAATGTTTCCAAACGACGAATAAGAAGTTACGAAAGTCCCGAAGTTCGTTTATTGATGTCGACATCAGTATTTTACTTTTTCTCCACCAATAAAATAATTAGGGTGTGTTTTTAATTCTTCAGCAATATCTAATCTAGGAACACTAATATACTCATTAAAATAAAACTCATAAGCATCGTAGTCGTTGTTGTGCATGGCTTTTCTAATTTCGTTAAGATAAATTAATTCAAGTTCTTTATTTTCCCTGTCCTCCGATAGTAATTTTAAAATACTTTTGTTTTGCCAGATTTGAAACTCATCTTTAGATGTGCATCCAGTACACAATAACAACAATATTAACCATTTCATTTTGCTTGTCTTATCGCTTCCTTGTCGGAGTCATCGTCGTCAAACGGTAGGACTTCTGCAAGCTTACCCAGAGGCGATCCTTGCTCGCTTAGGCTGACAACATCGTTGTCTTTAAGTAGCTGTCTAGCGCCGTTTAAAAGCGCCGCATTGTACTCAGCCGCACCGACCTTCATCTCTTGTATAGCTTGGGAGTAGGTGTCAGCGATGAGTACCTGTAGGTTTTCTAATTGTTCTCGTTTCTTCATGCGTTTTTTGTTTTAGAAGGACTCCACTTTGTTTTGTTAGCCCACCAAGCCGCAGACATACGTCCCCTTGCAATGTTTCGCCTGTGCCTATTTTTAAAACGTTCTCGCTGTTCTTTTGATTGATTTGTCTTAGCACCTTGCTCTCCAAACCTTATAAGTTTTGTTTTAGAGCCTTCCTTAGCTACTACTACGTGTGACTTAGTTGGATGATTTGGAGTTCTTTTTGCTTTATTATAACCCGATACTCCCGCACGTTTTAGCTTTAAATCTTCTCTTCTCATTTCTTAGGAAAGCCTTTCTTCATATTACCATAGGCTTTAGGCGATACAGTTGATTTGCTTTTAGGGCGACTTATACCGAGCTTACGTCGTCGGTTAATGTTTGCGTATAAACCTTTTTTCTTTTTCATTTTTTCATCATCATCTCCATGAGACGATCTAATTTACTGTTAATTTCTTTTACTGTTGATTCGAGTCCACTCATGCGATTTTCAACCGCTGTGTCGCGTTCTCTTTGCGTTGCTAGTTCGACTTCAATCCTCGTTAAACGTTCTTCGTCTTTGTCGAGTCGGTCTGCAAACTTCTTGAATACCCAACCGAACACGCCGATAGCAATTGCAAGCGCTGTGTCAAGAAAGTGTGATATTTGTTCGGTCATTGTATTAGGCGGATATTTCGGTTATCGTTAAAGTGGTAGCTCCAACGCCTCCCAATGTTTGACTTCCACCGTTACCGTTAATTGTAACTGTTCCAGAACCTTGTATACCAATGCGTATTTTAAACGTCGTTGCAGAAGCTGTACCCGCAGTCATGTAGTGACTAAACGGTAATGCACACGCTCCACCCGCCGCGGGACAGTAGTTAGCAGTCGCCGCAATTGCATTTGCAGTTGAGTCTTGAAACAACGCTCCAGCGATCCAAGTAGCGGCTGAACCGCCAGTTATCGTACTGAACTCGATAAGTAGTTTATTAGATGCGTTAGCGGGCGTTATAGCGGCTGTAAGTATTTCATCTCCTTCGGTGTTCTGTGGGATTGTATTGTCGTTTGGCATCGCGGTAGTCCCTGTCAGTACTGTGCCTATAGATGCGTTTACAACTTGTAATACTTTACCCGCGCTAACGTTCGTTAAAGCTGATCCGTCAACTGCGGGTAACTTCGCGCTACCGTCGAGTTGTACGACGTTGTTAGCCGCTGTACCTACGTTTAAGGGTGCTGACGTTCCAATCGAGGAAGAAGTTAAGTAGGTAGAACCAGTATCTAAGTCGCCGATCATGCGAGAATGAGTAGTCGTAATTGCCATATATAAGTTGGTTAGAGATTAATTTTTAAAGTCATACTGACAAATTCAATTAAATAGATACTAAAGCATTAGTTAGACTAAGCTTCCTGAAATAATTCAAACCGCCTGACTCGTTTACATACTGCCAGGCATGTTCGCCATTTTGTTCGTTGTTATTGAAACCTGTAGATGTGCTGTAAATTTCAAATCTTCTAGGCATAACAGCGAAAGAAGGCATTACGGGAGCAGATATAGCGACATTGTATATATTATTACTAGCTGTGGCTGAAGTTGTTTGTTCTCTGTTGTGCTTCATTGATTGCGCGTTTGACGTCGAATTAGTAAGTCCTACAACATAATCTACATTACTCGCTTCATTATCGTGTATTAAATTACATTCTGAACCGTTGTCTACATTAATAGCATAAGTGCAACTACTTCCTCCTGTGTAATACAACCTGTTACCTTTGATAGTATTGTAATGTGTAACAGAACTGCTATCACCTGTTCCAGTAATTTTAATTATAGATGAGGTAGATACGCTTTCTATCGTGTTATTACAAATATCGTTGTAACTAGAACTCGCTAGTAAGCTTACAGAAAACACATTGGTCAATATATTGTTTGAAAACTTTGAGTATTTCATAGTTCCGAATAAGGCAAAATCTTCATTATTTGAATCGTTAACAATAATATTATTTTGTATATTGCACCACTTACCGCCGTTGAGATATATCGCACCTGTTTGATTTGCAAGCGCCGAAGGCGTGAGAGTAGTATTAAAAAATTTATTACCAACAATAGTAGTTAAAGTAGAATTAACAAACCTCAAACCCGATGTGTCTAAGTTCTGAAAGGTGTTGTTAGATATAACATTCATTGTGCTACCTAACTCACTTCTAACACCTACACTATAACCATTTACATTATTACCATCAATTACACAGTTATGCACTCTGGCGTCCATTTGAATAGCACTTATGATACCGACACCTTCCGTATTACGAGCGCCATCGAAGTTGTTGTTGCTTACGGTTATATTGTAGTTGTGTGCTTCGAGAAATACAGAAGCGTCTCCAGTTGTTTGATTCTTAAAAGAATTACCTTGAATTACAGAATTTGCACAAGCCTGTCGTAAAAACACCGCTAAATTTTTAGCCCCTATGAATTTATTATTCTTTATGTCACAAGCCCCAAAGTTCTTATATATACCTCCCGATAAACCGTTTAGATTAAAAGTACAGTCTGATACCTCAAAATCAAAAACGTAAGACACGTTAAAGAAAGCATCTTCTGTGCTGGTAAATGTACCGCTAAGATTTTCAAATGCTAAATCCTCAATAGAAACGTTTTCAACATACTGATTAATCTTAAAAGCACCTCCAGCTCCTGTAGTAGGAAAGAATATAATAGCCGCTGAATCTAAACGCACTTGATCACTACCTAACTTCTCAAGCACTTTAAAAGTCTGAGTCATGTAAATCCATTGATCTATATTGTGATAATCACTACTAGATGCTGGCGAAAAATTGTTTGTTATAAAGTCACCTGTTATAGAAGTATTGTCAGTTACATAGATGTAATCACCTACTGATAAACTGGAGTAACCTGAGCTATCCAAACTTAATACTGTAGTACCTTTAGCTAAATCTGCGGTGGTTGTTAATGCGGTGTAATCCGTGGCTTTACCTATTATACGATTACCGCCGTCATCTCTTACTATCTTAGAACTTTTCTCACCGAATAATTTAATATTAGAAGCTAGGTTAATTGAAGACCCTATTTTATACGAACCGCTTGGAAAGAATATATTACCTCCAGCATTGATAGCGTTTTGAATCGCTGTTGAGTCGTCTGTACTTCCGTCTCCTGTAGCGCCATAGTCCTTAACATTCACGACATCAGCAAATCGAGAGGCAAGCGTTCTTGACGTCGTTGAACCCGTCGACGTAGCGCTTTGTAAATCGTTAGTCCAGTTAGCTAAGGTCTTGGTCGTCGATGTACCCGATTGGGTAACTGTTGCATCGCTCGCTGAAGACGTCGTTCCAATCGGCACTACAACGATGCTTGCACTTGTTGGGGGTGCGCTTGTAAATATAATCTTATTCGTTGTGGTATTTACGCTGTAAGCAGTTGTAGGCGTTTGAACAACGCCATCAATCGTTACAAGATACGCTTCAGCCGTTGTAGTTTGTGAAGTAAACGAAAGTGTAAATTCGGTGTTACTGTTATCACCTGTGTGCGTTGACTTATCAAATCCGTTTAAATTAGACGAAGCTAACGCTACTCTATCGTCGATGTAAATCTTATTAACAGCGTCTGTACTAAGCGTTGGAGTCGCAAGATTAACGATCTTATTGTTATTAGCGTTAAAGTCCGTTCCACCGCCTACGGTTTGCATACTGTCGTTATTACCTTCAGCCGCTTCTTCGTTTAAATAACGATTGTGTTGATAAGCTTTATCGAGGTCAGCTTCGTTTAAAACCGATCCATTGACGAAATTAACGAGGTCAGTACCGAAGTCACTAACGCGTTTAACACGTACCAACTGACCCGCTGTAGCGCCGCTTGTAAGTACAACCTTTTTAGAAGGCGATGTAACGATGGTGTAGTCAGTCGTTAAAGTTTTATCTATTCCGTCAATCTCTACAACGACGTGTGAATCTTCGAGATAATTAAAGTTAAAAGCGAAATCTGTCTGCGCGGCAGTTGCGGTGTAGTCGACGTATGTATTAGCCATGATGATTTATAATTCTTTATATGTTATTGGTTAAGTAATGGACGAAGGGAAGGCGATACCATATCAGACGGTAGTTCTTCCCCTTCTATTTGCTTTTGCTGTAATTCGCCTTGATACTCATATTGATCTAAGAGTTCGGGGTATTCATCAATAAGTTCCCCAAATGCTTGTTCTCTATATTGATACAACACGTTATTAATTGTTTCTTTTTGTAAATCCCGTAAAGGCGAACCAGAACGTACTCTAGACATCTGTTGAAAGTCTGGGTTTTCATACGCTTCAATTACAGCGTCTTTAACGTCAGATTGCGAGTATATTTGTTTCCAACGATCATAAAGCGACTGCTTAGTCCCTGGAACTTTAATATCTTTTAAGTCTAATCCTGGAATCTTTTTATCCGAAGGAGGAAAGTCATAACGCCCTTGTATCTCGTTTATAATCTGAGACGCTTTATCGGTCGTTGTTTCGGTAATAGCCAACGGACTAATTGAGTTTACTTGACGCTGTA